GAAGACGGCATACGAGGTCATGCCTAGTCTCGTGGGCTCGGAGATGTGTATAAGAGACAGGGTTACCCTCGAAGAATGGTGTCTGACACTGGTGTAGATAAGATTGGTTATGTCAACATAGCCCCCCATACCCTATGTCCGATATTTGGGGTGTTGATTATAATATATAATACACTTTTTTATTTATCTCTCTTAAACACTTTACCTTTATAGGAGACTTTATGTATGATGAAAATACCCAAGAAGATATATTACGATGGTCATATTTATAAAGTAAAACAACTTGTTCACGTGGATACGAGACAAGCGAAAAAGGAAAAAGTTCTTTATTTGGGGGTGTATAGTTATAAAAAACAAACTGTCAAGATTAGAAAGACTTTGCCCCAGACCCAAAAAGAACAATCTCTTTTACACGAACTTCTTCATATGGTTGATTACCATAACAAGGGCGATTTAACTGAACAACAAGTAAATTATTTAGCAAAAGATTTATACGGAGTTCTAAAAACTAATAAGTTCTTAAGATGAAATCTAAAATCATTTACATATATACACCCCTGCACTATTTCTATCCCTGGAATAAGATTCATATCGGCACGCAGTTTAAAAAGGTAGATGGTAAAACTTATCCCGTTAGAGAAAAACACTTCTTCGCTTGGAAAGTATTCTGGCACGATGTTAAGACTTTCTGGCGGTGGAAATGTCTTCGTTATAGAGAAATTGTTTTACATCAAAACTGGTGGGAGTAGTGAATGAATTAAGACAATCTCTGATTACTCGTTTATTAGATAGAGAAGAAAGCCCTGCTCTGTATGTAAAGCCGAACAAGATGCAGATACCAGTATTCAACTCCACTTCTAAAGAGAATTGGGTCTTTTCAGGCAACGGAGCAGGAAAAACCGCTGGCGGGGTATTAATTACCACATACCACACGACAGGTGAATATCCTAAATGGTGGAAAGGGGTTAGAATGACCCCCCCGATAGCAGCGAGGATTGTCTGCACTTCTTTCGTTGATGGGATAGAAAAGGTCATTTTACCTGAACTTAATAAATGGATGCCTAAAAAGTATCTATTGCCTGATAATAGAAGCTATAATCGGCAGACCCGCATATTTAGACTAAATAATGGTTCTACCATAGATTTGATGTCCTATGACCAAGATATACAGGCATTTAGCGGGGCTACCAGGCAGTTTATCTGGCAGGATGAACACGGTAAACAAGAGGTATATAACGAGAACAAAGCCCGTCTAAGGGGGTCTGGGCCACGGTTCTTTTTAGGCACTTTGACCCCCTTGCTCGGTATGACCTGGGAGTTTGGGGACATCTATGAAGAGAGACGAAAAGGAACTATCGCTGTATTCCGAGGTTCTACCTGGGACAATAGAGACAATATAGAAAACATTGAAGAGTATGTAGATACCCTTACCAAGGGGTTGTCGGAGGCGGAAAAGAAGGCTCGTCTATACGGCGACTTCGTAGCCCTAACAGGGTTGTTATACCCTACCTTTGACCACGATGTTCATACCATCCAACCCTTTGCTATTCCCAGAGATTGGCCGAGATACAATGTCTGCGACCCACACGATAGAAAACCTTTTGCTCTGGGCTGGTATACAGTAAGTCCTATTAACGATGTTTACTTTTATGATGAGTGGCCTCCTGAACCTTTTCATAAACTGACTTCTTGTGATAAAACCCCTAAAGATTATGCTACTTTGATTAGATTAAAAGAAGGCAAAGATAAAATCATCAGGAGAATTATTGACCCCAATTTTGGAAAAGCACCAAAAGCGACTTCAGGAACAACTGTGATATATGAATTTGACCAATATGGACTTCACTTTGACGGGGCAGATGACAATATGGCGGCGGGGCATTTAAAAGTTAGGGATTACTTGGAATATGACAAAACGAGAAAAGTAAGTTCTACCAATAAACCTAAAGTATTCTTTTTTAATACCTTACAGAATTTTATTTACGGAATGACCCATTATATAGCAGAGGGAGAGACTAATCCCAAATATCAATACAAAGACTTCGCTGATTTAGTTAGATACGCACTTATAGATAATCCACAATATATAAATCCAAAAGACAAACCTTTTATTCAAACTAAAGAACGAGGAATATCAGGATATGGTGAGTGAATATGAAAGAACATCCAGAAGCGGCTAAAGACATAATTTCTGAAGACCGCACTCAGTTTATAACCGACCTTAAAGAGGCCATTGAAGAGGCAGAAACAGCACGGGAAACTTGGAAGAGCAGGCAGGATAGGTGGTATAAAAAACGGTATGGAATAAGACCGAAGAAAACCTTTCCCTGGCCTGGTTGTTCCAATTTACATCTGCCCTTAACCGATAAAACAATTCGCAAGTTGAAACCAGCCTATGTGGGTTTGGTTTCTGGTGTGAAACCAGTTTGCACCTTTGAGCCAGTTGGCCCTGAAGATGTGCCAGAGACCTATCAACACGAGGCTTTCTTTGATTGGTTGCTTAGGGTCAAGATGAAAATATTTAAACCTACTGTAGCCCTAATAGACAAAATGCTGGAAAAGGGTTTTTCCATAGCCAAAGTTATTTGGGCGTATGAAGGCCGACCCTATACAGAAACTATTACTATCAGCGAATTACCAAGAGTTTTACAGGAATATATTAATCATCCTATGACCACTGATATAGATATTATGGATATACTCTTTGCCAAACTTAATCTTAACAGAGAAGACCCCGATGATTACAAGAAAGTAGCAAAGGCAGTGGCAGAGTTTAGAATAGGTAAAGACGAAATTAAGATACAGTTAGAAGATGTGTATGATTCACCCAAACTGTTGGTAAGAGATGCCCGCAATATAGTTGTCCCCGCTGATACTACTGATTTAGAAAAAGCAAGTTGGATTTGCGATAAGTCTATCTGGGTAACACCAAATGAATTACGCATAGCGGCCAAGAATGGGAAATATAATTCATCTGTAGTAGAAGAAATTATAGAAAAGAAAAAGGGGACAAAACTAAATCAAAGCAAGACAAATAAGGTTGCCGATACCTTAGAAACGGTTATGGAACAGAAAGAGGGGGTTTATCAATATAGTGATTCTGAGTTAATCAATTTATGGGAAATTTATTGTTACTGGGCTAAAAGCGAAAAGGGTATAGCACAGAAATGTGTATTTACTATCTGCCCTGATTATGAAGAACCATTAAGATTTATTCCTTTTCCTTACGACCACGGAGAGTGGCCTTTTGTAAAGATACCTTTTGAATACAATAATGAACGCTATTACAGTCCTCGTGGCATACCAGAGATGATTGACCCCCTGCAGACTGCTTTGGTAGTTCAACATAATCAGAAAATAGACAGACAAACTATTAGTAATGCTCCCTGGATTAAATATATACCAGGTCTTATTAGTCCCCAGAACGCTAAGTTTATTCCAGGACAGGCAACACCCGTTCCCAGAATGGATGCTATTGATGTAATTAAAATTCCTGAATATCAATTCAGTTTTGAACGAGAGGAGCAGATACTTAAAACTTGGGCGGAGCAGTATATGGGCGACCCAGATTTCGGGCAGGCTTCTCAACTACAACCCATTACTGGAGCAAGAACCAAGTATGAGGTTCAGAGTATTCAGAGTTTACAGGCTCAAATTCACAGTTTAGATGCTCGTATATTCCAAGATGCGATGAGTAAGATTTATAAACAGATTTGGGCTCTGTGGTGGCAGTTTGGGCCAGATACCATTTGGACAAGAGTAACAGGTCAACCAAGACCAAAAGCAGTTACTAAAGAAGATATTAAGGGTCAGTTTGACATTATCCCCAATGGTAAGGTTAGCAATACTAATCCTGTCTTGGAAGCCCAGAAAGCATTAGTCAGATTACAGCAGTTTGCGGGTAGTCCGTTTATCAATCAATATGAACTCCATAAGGACTATTTACAAAAGGATGATGAAAAGTTATCCAGAAGATTATTGTTACCGCCAGAGCAAATTAAAAAGAATCTTGCTCGGATGCAGGCAGAGACTACAGCAGAGAAGCAGACTAAAGGACAACAGAAGGCAAAATCACAGACAATAACCCAGCAAAATGTGGGTCAAGGGGGAATGACTGGTGGAAATTTCTGATAGATTAAAAAGAAGAAGCGAGGCTGACCAACTCTATTTTGCGAATATTACTGAGAACGAAGGCGTGCAGCTGATTAAACAAATTTGTGAACACGAAATTTTGAACAGATTGGCTACACCCGACCCTCAATTATCGTCTGATGAACAACTGGGGGAATTGAGGGCATATCGTAAGATTATTGCTGATATTGAAGCATTCCAGATGGAAAAGGAACGCATTTTAAAGCAAAGGCGAGAAGCCAGACGAAGTAAAAAAGAAGAGGAAGAATTACCAGAAGAACCAAACCCACACACAGGAGATGAATCTTTATAATGCAGGTGGCTTTACATTCCACATATAATTACAACCCTGAGGTTTTTCAATACCCCGCAGTCCCACAAGACTTAAAACTGTTGGGTGTCTTATCACCTAAATCTAAGAAGGGGACGACCACAAACAAGTCGTTAAACTGAAAGGAGGAGACGATGGCTAAGAAGAAGAAAGAGGAGAAGGTAGAACCTTCTGAGGAAGTGGTGGAGGAGAAACCAGAGATTTCTGAAGAAACTCCCGAAGAACTGAAAGAGGAAACTCCTGAAGTTCCTAAAGAGACTGAAGAAGAAACTGAAGAACCCGAACCAGTCCCAGAAGAGAAACTGATTCCTGAGAGCAAAGTGCAAGAAAGATTCGATGAAATGACTGCCAGTATTAAAAGACTGGAAAGGGACAACGAATTCTTGAAAGCACACAAACCAGCAGAACAGAAGCCCAAAGAGATTCCAGATGACCAACTTCGTGCTATGGCAAATGAAAATCCTGAACTTGCTACTTGGGCTAATGACCAGTTGACACAAAGGCGTATTGACAGAGCTGTGGAGAAAAAATTAGCAACTGTTGATGAGAAATATCAGCGTCAGCAAAGTTGGGAAAGAGCAAAAGAGGAATATCCTGAAGTTAAGGATAAAAACTCGGCACTTTTTAAACTTGCCGATGAGATATTTCGTGATAATCCTGAGTTGCAAAAAATCCCACAGGGACAATATGCTGCTGTCAAATTTGCGTATGCTGACCTTGCTCGTGAACAACTGAAGAACACCACCAAAAAGACCAAAACTCTCTCAAAAAAATTGAAAAAGTCTCAGAGAAGCACAGAATTAGAGAGCGGAGACCACGCTTCTACTGTTACCCCGCCTGCTAACTTGAGAAAGTTAGAAGAAAAGGCAATAGCATCTGGCGACCCTTATGGCCCAGAATGGAAGGAGTATCTCCGAGCTCAACAAAAATCTAAAACCAAAGGAGAATAAATGGCTGTTTTAATCACCTATAATGACGGAAACCGACTTGAAGATGTTATGCGTATGGTCGTTCAGGTAACTCCCACTGACACACCTTTTATGTCAGGGATTGCCAAGACCAGAGCGTCTAACACCTTTCATCAGTGGCCTGAAGACACTTTATCCACTCGTAGCGATAATGCTCAACCTGAAGGTAAAACCTATGCCTACGGAACACGCACTGCTCCCACTCGTCTGCACAACATTTGTCAGATTTTTGACAAGACTTACAATGTGTCCAGAACTGAGCGGAAAGTAGCGGGTGCTGGCGTAGATGATATGGGTCTTTACCAGAAGCAGAAAGCATTAATGGAAATTGCAACCGACATTGAACACGCACTTCTGAGAGGGTCTATTGCATCTGGAAACACTGCTGGTGCGAGTGCCAGGCGACTTGCGGGAGCACTCAACTATGTTACCAGCAACGAGACTGCAGTGGCAAGTGGCACCAAGCTAACAGAAAGTTTCTTTAACGGACTTTCTGAATTGTCTTGGGAAGACGGTGGCAAGGTTGATGAAGTCTATGTAGGCTCACGGCTGAAGAGAGTTATCAGTTCATATACAGCAGGAACTACTAAGAACCTGCAGGCTGCGGATAAGCGAATGATATTCGCTACCGATGTGTATGAAAGTGATTACGGATTGACAAAAATCTTCACTGCTCGTGATATGCTTACTGGAGACTTGACCGCAGGGATTCTCGTCATTGACAGCAAGAAGTTCAAAATGGCAATTCTCGACCCAGTTCACGTTGTAACTGACGTAGCTCAGGATATGGACGGAACAAAGGGCGTAATTGTCGGAGAAGTTACTCTGGAAGTATTGGCAGAACGACATAGTGCTAAGGCTCTTAATCTTTCAGACTTGTTTGTCGAGTAATCTATGGAAGGTGTTGATTCCTTTCTAACTCAAAATCAACAGGCCTGGGGCGAGCCTTAAATCGCCCCACGAAAGAGAGAAAATATGTCTGTTAAAGATAAATTAACCCCCAAGCTGGCTAAAGCAGTAGAAGATATACAAGTTAAATATAGTAATATTTTGCTTGCGTGTCCATTACACGAAGATGAAATAACTGGTGAAGTAAACATATTTCCGATATTTAAAACTGATAATGATTTAGATATTATAAATAGATATTTTAAATTCTTTCCCAAAGAGGGAATGGCATATATTAACGCTTTCAACGAATGGGCAAAAGAATCTAATGATGAAAAAGGTTTTAG